GGCGTCGCCCTTGGTCAGTGCCAGCATCGTGTTCTTGATGCCGGTGGCGGCGACCTCGCTGGGGACGCCGATGCTGTCCAGCGTCGAGCCAAGCGCAGCGATCTGGGGCGCGGCGAGGCCGGCGACCTTCCCCAGCGGGCCGATGCGGGTGATGATGTCGGTGACGTTCGCCGCCTTGCCGCCGAAGGTGTTGGTCAGGGCGTTGACACGGTCGCCCAGGGCGACGACGCCGGCCTGGGGCAGTTCGAACGCGGTGCGCCATTTCGCCATCGTCTCGCCGGCGATATCGGCGGTCATGTCGAAGGCCACGCCCATTTCGGCCGCGTCGTTCGTGAATTGCAGCAGCTGCTCGCGCTGGTCTCGCATGGGCCTACCGAATTTGTCCATGCCGACGCCGGCGGCGCCCGCAGCGGCAGCGATGGTGGCGAGTTCGTTCGCCGCCATGGGGATGCGCTCGCTCATGTCGAGGAAGTCGTTCGACATGCGCTCGATCGCGGGCGCGGCCATGTTCGTGACCTTGGAGACGTCCGCCATCGCGCTTTCGAGCGACATGGCCTGCTTGGTCGCGGCGACGACCGGGACGGCGGCGGCGGTGCCGGCGGCGATCATGCCCAGGCCAACGCCCGTCGCCTTGCCGCTAATGTCGTTCAGCTTTTCCGAATTGCGCTTCGCCTGCTCGACCTTCTCCAGCTGGGCGGTCTGCTGGCGCAAGGCCTGGTTGGCGTCATGAACGCGGTTCGCCAGCCTACCTTCATGCCCAGCCAGGTCCGCGACGTCGATGCCGGCGGCCGACAGCTTGGCGGACAGCTGCTGGAGTTCGGCGCCGCCGGCATCGAGCCGCGCCGCCAGCTGGGCGGTGTGGCGTTCGGCCTTCTCGAATTCCATGCGTAGCTTCTTCGTCGGACCTTCGGTCGCGGCGATCTGGTCGCGCAGGGCGGCGACGCGCTGCTGGGCCGCCTCATAGTTGCGGGTATCGTCCGCGAACCGGCTTTCCTTCACCTTGTAGCTGCTGACCTGCTTTTGCAGGGCGTCGAGGGATTTCAGCTGCTTTTGCGTCTCCGCCAGGTCGCGGCGCGCGGTAGCCGACGCGCCGGTGATCTGTTTCAGCGGCGCGGTAACGCGGTCCAGCCCTTCAAGGATGACCTGCAATCGAAGGTTCTTGTCAGCCATCAGCGCTTCTTGGTCTTCGGTGTTTCGGGGGGCCTGGAGCGTTTCGCGGCCTGGTCGCGCCAGGCCATGAGTTCGGACAGGTCCATCCCGTCCATGGATTGCGGCGGCCAGTGAAAGATGACCGCCACGTCCGCCATCGCGTCATCTACTGATCGAGGGCATCCATGCGCTGCGACTTCTGCAACAAAAAACCACCGATTTCCGCGCCGCATGCGAGCAGGTCCGCCGGGTCGAGATTGCCGGCTTCGACTTCGGAAATGGGTGGGGTCGAGATGCGGGGCAGCAGCTTGGTCAGGCTGTCGACCTTCAGCTGGCCCAGATCGACCAGGGAGAGGCCGCGCAGTTCGCCCGACTTGGGCTTGCGCAGCTGGAGGGTGGCGATCGTCTGTTCGCCGCGCTCGATCGGCGTGTCGAGCGTGACGGTGCGGAACAGGGGTGCGTTGGTTTCGTTCATGAGAAATTCCTGGTGATGATGGGGGGAGAGGTTGCCCGACGCGACGCGCCGGGCAGTTGGGATCAGAACATGCCAAGGGAAGCGCGCTGCTGCGCCATCAGGTCGACGCCATTGACGATGAAGACGCCGTTCAGCGGATCATATTCGATCTCGGTTCGGCCGTTCCAAACCAGCTTGAAATAGGCGAGCGTGGTCGTGACCTTGAATTCGCCGACCTCGCCGACTTCCTGGTCGCCCATGTCGATTTCATTGTGGCGGCCGCGCGCGACGACCTCGACGCTGTCGGTCGTGCCGGTGTCGTCCTTCTGGTGGAAGCCGACCCAGCGCAGATAGACGCCGTTGACCGCCAGGATGCCGAACTGGCGCAGGATGTCGCGCATCGGGCCGCCGAAGCTGGAGGCCATTTCCAGCAGGCCGTCCATGCCCATGTCGATGCCGACCGCACCAGGCATGCCGCCGCCGCGCCATTCCTCCAGCTTGCGGGTGAGCGGGGGCAGGGTCACGGTCTTGACCTCCCCCATGTAATTCTGGCCTTCGTTGAAAAGCATCATGTTCTTGAGGACGCTGGGCAGTCCCATGGCTTGCTCCTATGCAAATGAGGGGAGAGAGGCGGGCCGGTCAGCTGTTGCCGGTCAGCAGGCTCGCGAAGTCCGCGAAATAGCTGTCGGTAATGCGCTGGTTGAAACCGAGCTCTTCCAGCGGCGGCGGGACCGTAAAGTCATAGTCGATCCGCAGCTTGCCGGCCTTCAGGCTGGCGGTGCTGTTGCTGGCTTCGTCAAAGCGGGCATTGGCGCCCAGGATCACGCCTGCGGCCTTCAGCTGAAGGAAGAAGCCGTTGATCGTCTCAACAATGTCGCGGGCCAGCGCCGGCGTGATCGGCTTGTCGATCGCCCAGATCATGCCGTTGACGACGGTGTCCGCGATCAGCTGGGCGACGCGGGTCGTGCTTTCGAAGACGAACTGGCTTTCCGCCGGCGCCGTGGTCCGGTTGCCCCAGAAGCGATAGCCGCTGTCGGTGCGGATCAGTGCCGTGATTTCCTTGGCATTCAGCTGGCCTGCCTCGCTGCTCGCGTCCTCGATATCCCAATAGATGTCCTTGGTCAGGCCGACGACGCCCTGGACCTCATAATTGGACAGGGTCTTGTGCGGCCCGATTTCTTCATCGATCCGGGCGCGGAGGCCCATGGCGCGCGCAGCGGCAAAGCTGGCGATATTGGCGGCCGATGCGGTATCGAAGGCCAGGAAATCGGGATAAAGCAGCATCAGTTCGCGCGCGCTGAAATTGGCGCGGAACAGGATCGCGTCGGCCGTTGTCTCGCCGACAAGGCGGGCATAGGCGAAGCCGCGCAGCTTCTGGGCGATGACGATCAGGGCGGCGATTACCGCCTGCGTCTCCAGACCGGGGGCACCGATGATCTTCGGCTTCACGCCCAGCTGCGCCTGCGCGGCCAGCAACGCCTGCATGCCGGTCTTCTGCCCATCGGCGTCAGTGGTGCCGATGACATTGGCGGCGGTGCCGGCAGCGTCAGCACCTTCCTCGACGCGGACGACCACAACGACGGGGCGGGCCTGGTCCGCAATGGCGCGCAGGACGATGGCAAGGGTGCCATCGACCCCCGCCTTGCCGATCGCCGTTTCGATATCGGTGATGCGGACAGCGCGGTTCAGCGGGAAGGTGTCGGCGTCGGCGTCGGCCGCCGTTGCGACCAGGCCGATGATGGCGGTGGAAACAGCGGTCAGGGTACGGGCGCCCTCACTGATTTCGGTAAGCGTGATCCCATGTTTGAAGGCCATGATCGGCTCCTTGGTTGGAAAGAGGGGGCTAGACGGAAAGGGGAATGGAGAGGCGGACGAGGGCGTTGGAGGCGCGGACGTCGGTGCGGGTCGCATCGATCGTGATGGTGGCGGAGCCTGGGCGAGCGCCCGTGACCAGGCCGACGCGGCGCAGGCGGATGCGGTTTTCCCAACGCGAGAGCGCGACAGCGGTCGCGGCATAAAGCCGTAGGATGTTCGCCTGCGTCATGGGCTGGTCGATCAGTTCAGGCAACAGCGAGCCATATTCACGGCGACCGACGCGCGATCCCATCGGCGTGCCCAGGATGTCGGCCACCGATTGCCTGATATGGTCGAGGCCGTCGAGAACCGCCCCGCTGATGCGCGCCATGCCGGCCATCAGACGGGCGCCCCCGTCTGCGCGGCGCCGGCCTGGACACCGCTATGCTTATGGCTCTTGAGGCTCTTTCCGCCGCCCAGGACGTCTTCGGATGCCGTGACGGTGCCGGTGACATTGACGTTGCCGTTGATCGTCACGTCGGCGTTGATGGTGGTGCCGCCAGGTGCATCGATCGTCGCCGTGCCGCCATCAGGCAGGGTGACGGCCAGCGCATGCGCGGCCTGATCATAGGCGACGACCGCGCCGTCTGCGAATTCCAGATGGACGATGTCGGGATTGGTGGACGGCGGCGGGCAGGCGTCGGAATAGAGGCCCAGCACGACAAAGGCGCTTGCCATGTCGCCTTCAGGGGAAAGGATGACGCATTGTTCCCCGACAGTCGGGGGCGACCAGAGGCGAGCGCCGCCGGCGCGCTGTGCGATCCATGGCAGGTCGCCGGTCGTGATGTCGCCCGTTTCGACGGTGCAGGTCGCGTTGGCGTGATCGACGGAGGCGATGGTGCCAAGCTGGATGACCTGCCCGGTCAGCTGTTCATGATCTTGAGATTGCGCCATGGGCGGACCATGGCGCGCAGCTTCCTGTGTTTCGCTGGCCTGCATTTGTAGAGGCGGCCTCTACAAATGTGGGCGATTGTGAGAACCGCCAGCCTAACCGGCTCTTGCATGTCGAGCTTGGGTGGGTTGCGGAATGTCCGCTTTCGCGACAAGAATGCCTATAACAGACGAGGGGGCCATTTTGATGCAGAAAGTCGTTCCGGGTAAGGAACCATGAGCGTCGACTTTTACGTAGCCGTACCTGCTGCGAATTGGCCGACACCAGTAGCCATACAGCAATGTATGGCGGATCACGCTTATCCCGTGCGATTAAAGCGGTTCCCGGCGTTGAGTGAGAAGCTGGTTGTAACCGATGGAAGCCTTGCTTTAATCGACGGTAAAGACGCTTACCTTGAAGGTGAATTAGCGACATCTCCTGCAATCCAAGATACCACAGATGAAATAAATGATCGGCTTAGTGCTTCCGCTGCCACGGAGCGTGTTAAGAAGAGCGATGTAATAATGTCTTTCCGGGTTCGTTCTGCCGTTGAGATGCGAGCCGCAAGTTATGTAATATCGGCACTAATTGTTTGTTTCGATGGCTTTGG